CAACACGCGCAACTATGCCTACCTGGAGTACACGCCGACCAGTCATGGCGGGCAGGCCTTGCCCCCGCCGCAGCGCATGGCCCTGGAGCCCGCGGTCCAGGCCATTACCCAGGCGCGCATGCTGGCTGCCGATGACCTCAAGTCCACGACTGGCATCTACGATGCGGCGCTGGGGAATCGCTCCAACGAAACCAGCGGGGTCGGCATTCGGGCCCGCAAAACCGAGAGCGATACGGCCACGGCGCATTTCCCGCTGAACTTCACCTATGCGCTGCGCCATTGCGGCGTCATTCTGCTGGATTTGATCCCCAAACTCTATGACCGGGCCACGATTCTGCGCATTATTGGCGAGGACGGCCAGACGCAGCAGGTGCCGGTCAACCAGCCTTTTACCGACGCCAACGGCGTGGAGCGGATCTATCAGCTGGGCGTGGGACGCTATGACGTGGTGATCTCGACGGGGGCGACGTATGCGACGCAACGCGAAGAGGCGGTCGATCGGCTCACCCAGTTGGTCCAGGCCTTCCCGCCCCTCCTGCAAGTGCTGGGCGATCAACTGATTCAGCACATGGACTTCCCTGGTGCCCCGGAGATGGCCGAGCGCTTAAAACTCCTGCTGCCGCCTGAGGTGCAGGGCCAGGGCAATCCGGCCCAGATGCAGCAGGCCCTGCAGCAGATGACCCAGCAACTGGAAGCGATCAATGCCTATGCGCAGCAGATGGAAGGGCAAGCCCAGGAGCTGGCGCAGCGCAATCAGGAACTGGAGTTGCAGGTCAAAGATAAGACCGAGGCGAACGCGCTGAAGGCCCGTGAGCTGGAGATCGAGCGCGAGTACAACGTCTGGCAGGTCGGCCTGAAAGAGCAGGAACTCGCCCTCCAGGCCGCCCAGATCGCCGGCAATGGCCAGGGAGAATAATGCACAATGCAGAATGGAGCATGGAGAATGAAAAGAGCATTTTTCAGTCATTGTGCATTCTCCATGGTGCATTCTCCATTGGCTCCGAAGGAGCAGTGATGCTGGCGTGGGCGTGGGATTGGCTCTGGTGGCTCGGCTGGTACGCCGTGGTGGCGGGCGGCTGGCTGGCCTGGTTTCGGGCGCATCAGCGGGCCGAGCGGCTGGACCGTGAACTCACCGTGATGGCCAACGCGCTGCGCTATCGGGAACGCACCAGAACTTGACAAGTTTTAGAGGGTATTGTCTACTTAGCACCACACTTTCTGCGCTCCCAGCGTCTAGCTAGCGCGGGTTGAGCGCACACCCTGCACGGGCCAACGGGTAGCTATCCGCTCGTTGGTCCTTTTTTTGTGCGCAGGTGAGCGCAGAAGCCCGTCCGCCTGGCGGGTCATCCAGGCGGTCCACGCCTCGTAGGAGCGTTATCCTATGCCGATCACCATTCTCAGTTCCAGTGATGGCCCCGAGCCCTCGCCCGTTCCCGATCCCGCTGCGCCCCCTCCTGGAGAGGCGGGCGATGCTGGCGCCTCAGCCCCGCCGTCCGCGCCCCCGGCTGCGCCTGCTCCTGGTGAGGAGGCACCCCCCGAGTCAGCCCCGGATGGTCCTGATCGACCCGATGCAACCGAGGACGAGGACGAGGCGGACCGCCCCGAGCCGGTGCCGCGTGGCGTGCAACGGCGGATTGACCGCGAAGTGCGCCGCCGCCATGAGGCCGAGCGCAAAGCCGCCGCGATCGCAGCCCGCCTGGAGATGCTGGAACAGGGCTACCAGCGCCCGGACCCGGCGCCCCAGCCGGTGCCGCTGCACCAGCAACCGGAACCACGCGAAGAGGACTATCCCTCGCAGCAGGAGTGGTTCAAGGCGGTGCGCGACTGGGACAAGGCGCAGATCAAGCAGGAGTTCGCCAGAGAACAGCAGCGCCAGCGCCAGCAGGACGCCCAGCGCCAGCAGGAGGCGCGCCTGGTCGAGCAATCCACGGCCGCCCGGAAGAAGTACGCCGATTTTGACACGGTGCTGGACCGCCTGCGGGACGTCTATAGCGCCCCAGCGCTGGATGCCTGCGTGCAGGAGAGTGAGCTGGGCGCCGAGCTGGCCTATTACCTGGCGCAGCACCCCGACGAGATGCAGCGCCTGAACCAGGTGGCGCAGACCGCGCCGCTGGCCATGGCGCGCGAGATCGGCAAGCTGGAGATGCGCTTGAGCAGTCCCACGAACGGCACGCCCGCCTCTCGTCCCTCGGGGTCCTCGGGTTCTCCCGTCCCACCCCCCCCACCACAGCCCGTGTCTGGGGGGAGCAATGGGGCGCCCACTGACTACCGCGACGACATGAGCCAGGCCGAGTTTGAAGTCTGGCGCCGCCGTGCCCTGGCCCCGATGCGGCCAGCGCGGTAATCGCCTTGAGGGAGTAGTCCTAAAATGCCTAATACGCTCTTGACCATTACCCAGGTCACCCGCGAACTGCTCATGATCTTGAAAAACAACATCGTCTTTGCCGAGGGCGCGGATCGGCGCTACGAGAATCAATTCGCCGTGGCCGGGGCGAAAATCGGCGATACGCTGAACATCCGCCTGCCGCCGCAGTTCACGGTGCAGGATGGCCCCACGCTGGTGGTGCAGAACTACCTGGAAGAGTCCGTGCCGCTGGTCATTACCTCGCAGAAGCACTGTGATGTGTCGTTCTCCTCGGTGGAACGGACCTTGAGTCTGGATGACTGGAGTCGGCGGATTGGCCAGCCACAGAGCGTGCAACTGGCCAACACGGTGGATCGCTCCGGCCTCGAAACCTACGTCGATGTGTACAATTCGGTGCTGTCGCCCGCCCTCAGTCCCACCACGTCCAAATGGGAGGTGTATCTGTTGGCCGGAGCCATCCTGGACCAGGAAGGCACGCCGCGCGATGGCCAGCGCTCGGTGGTGCTGGAGCCAATGGAGCAGGCCCACGTCGTGACGGAAAACAAGGGCTTGTTCCAGCAAGCGACCCAGATCGGCGAGCAATACGTGGCCGGCGAGATGGGCCGCAGTGCCGGCTTTACCTGGAAAATGGACCAGAACATTGTGATCCATACCACCGGGCAGCGCGGCGGGACGCCCACCGTGACCACCGGCAATCAGACGGGCAGCACGATTGCGACCACCGGCTGGACGGCCGCCGCCGCGCTGCGCCTCAAGAAAGGCGATGTGATCCAACTGGCCGGCGTGTATGCGGTCAACCCGATGAGCCGCCAGACCACCGGGCGGCTGCGCGACTTTACCGTGACCGCTGACGTGAGCAGCGACGCCTCCGGCAATGCCACCATCCCGATCAGCCCGGCGATCATTCTGGCGCCCGACCCCCGCCAGACGGTGAGCAATGCCGCCGCCGCCTCGGCCCCGATTACCTTCCTCGGCACGGCCAATACGCCCTATGCGCAGAATCTGGCCTATCATCGTCGCGCCTTTACCCTGGCCATGGTCGATCTGGTGGAGCCCAACAGTGGCCGCTTTGCCCGCCTGAATGACCCGGATGCGGGCCTCAGTATGCGGAGTTGGCAGGATAGTGACATCAATACCGATATGCACCCGGCGCGGGTGGATATTCTCTACGGCTGGAAATGCGTGCGCCCGGCCATGGCGGTGCGCGTGTGGTCGCCCCTCAGCTAAGGAGTCTCGTCGTGGCTGAACTGATTCTCCCCGAATTTCCGCACTGGTTGCACCATCCGACGGAGCCCTCCCGGCTGTTCGAGAGTCAAGAGGAGGTCGATGCGGCGCTCGCTGCCAGCCCGCTGTGGCGCGTGCAGGGCTATACGCCGGAGGAGGCGGCTGCGGCCCAAGCGCAGGGGACGCACCGTGACGAGGCCGACGAGCCGAGCGAGACCCCGCCGCCGCCCGCGTCACGGAGGAAGTAAGCCGTGGTGACCGCACGGACAGTGATTCGCCGCAGTCTGCTGCTGCTGGGGGTCATGGCGTCCAGTGAACCCCTGGTGGCGGAGGAAGCGGCAGACGGCCTGAGTAGTCTCAATGCGCTCGTCGAGTCGTGGAGCCTCGAGCGCTGGATGATGTACCATATTCCACGCCTGGACGTGCCGCTGGTGCCCGGCCAGGCGGCCTATACGTGGGGCCTGCCGGGGGGGCAGATTGCGTCCGTGCGTCCGCTGAAGTTGGACGGGGCCCTGGTGCGGCTGGCCAGTACGCCCGAGCTGGATTGGCCGGTGGCGGTGCTCACGCCGATGGAGTACCAGCGCGGCGTTGGCCTGAAGGACCTGGAGAGTACCTATCCGTTGGCCGTGTCGTATGCGCCAAGCTGGCCATTGGGCGTCTTGTCCGTGTGGCCCGTGCCGCAGTCGGCCGATACGCTGGGGCTGTTTCCGTGGGTCCCGCTGCCGGGGTTTGCCTCACTCGATACCGTGGTCAATCTCCCTCCAGGGTATGAGCGCTTGCTGGTGGCCGGGCTTGCCACAGACCAGGCGCCGATGTATGGGAAAGACGTGACGCCCACCATCGCGGCGATCCTGGCCGAGTCGAAAAGCAATGTGAAGCGGCTGAACGCGGTCACGCCGGTGCTGGGCTGTGATCCAGCCCTCCAGACCCCCGCCTATGGGACCAGTGATCTCATAGGCTTCACGAGTGGTGGCCTCGATACAGGCTGGGGGAGGTAGCCGTGGAGATCCCCCTTGCAGGACCTTCCTACCGGTCCAGAAGCCTGGACGTGAGTCCAGACAGGACTATAAATTTGTATAGCGAGTTGTGCGAGAGCGGCGTCAGTCGTCCGCAGCTGGCGCTGTACGGCATTCCCGGCTTGCGCGTCGGCTGGACCCTGCCCCACGCCCCTCTTCGTGGGCTCTACACCGCCACCAATGGCCGCGTCTTCTGCGTCGCGGGGACCGGGCTGTACGAACTGACCGCTGCTGGGCAGGCCCTGCCGCTGGGTGCGGTGCAGTCGTCCTCCGGCGTGGTCGCCATGACGGATAACGGCCTCCTGCTGGCGCTGGTCGATGGCGGGAGAGGCTATGGGCTGACCTTTGCCACCAACAGCTTCAGTGTGTTCACCGATCCAGACTTCCAGGGTGGGGACACCATCGGCTTTCTCGATGGCCGCTTTGTGGTCAACATCCCAGGCACCGGGCAGTACCAGTGGAGCGAGCTGTACAGCCCCGACATGGATGGCCTGGCCTTTGCCACCGCCGAAGCGCGGGCCGATCCGCTGGTGGGCCTGCTGGTCGATCACCGCGAATTGTGGCTGTTTGGGACGCAGACCACGGAAGTCCTGTACTCCACCGGCGATCCGTTCACGCCGTTCCAGCGCTTGCCGGGGGGGCTCCTCGAGCAGGGCAGCGTGGGGCCGCATGTGGCGCGCTCGCTCTCGAATCAGGTGTTCTGGGTCACCAGCAGCCCACGCGGCGAGGGGATGGTGGTGCAGGCGCAGGGCTATCAGCCCCAGCGCATCTCGACGCCCCCGGTCGAGTGGGCGCTCAGTCAGTCCAAGCGGCTGCGGGAGGCGGTGGGCATGGCCTACGTACAGGAAGGGCATGCCTACTATGGGCTGTATGTCCCCGACCTGGAGACGAGCTGGTTCTATGATCTGACCACCCAGCAGTGGGCCGAGCGGGGGACGCTGTGGGCCAATAGCCTCCAGATGGTGAGTGCCGATCCAGTGTTCTATCCGTGGCGACCTTATGTGCATACGTTTGGCTTTGGCGAGCACCTGGTGGGCAGTTGGGAGACCGGCGTGGTCTACGTCCTGGACCCGACGGTGTACACCGATGCGGAACGGCCCTTAGTGCGCCAGCGCGTCACGCCGGTCCTGCGGCAGGAGCAGGAGTGGCTCACCGTGCAGCGCTTGCGGGTGCTGATAGAGACTGGGGTTGGTCGGGACGGCGGCGAGGAGCCCGGCGTGGATCCGCAGATCATGCTTGAAGTGAGCCGGACGAACGGCCACACCTGGGAAAATGCCCGCTGGGCGTCGGCACGCCCGCAGGGGCAGTATGGCCGCACGGTGGAATGGCGCCGACTCGGGAGAGCAAGACAGTGGACCTTCAGGGTGAGTGTGAGCGATCCGGTGCCGGTGGCGTTTTTTGGCGCCAGCATTGCGTAGGGGAGTGCCATGCCCAGCAATTTACCGCCGGTGTTAGTGCAGGCGCCGTTCGTTGATCCAGGCACCGGGCGTCTGTCGCGTCTGGCGATCGGGTGGTTGCAGGCGTCCTATGTCCGGCAAGGGGGCGAATTTTCTGCCACAAACACGGAATTATCGGGGAGCGTGCTCACCAATGCCGGGCACATCACCCAGATTGAGAGTGATCTGGGCGACACGAATAGCAGCCTTGCCGACCTGGAAGCCGAACTCGCGGCGTTACAGACGGCGTTTCTGCAGCTTGCCAGTGACGTGGAAGCCCTGACCGCACGTGTGACCACGCTGGAAGGCGAGGTGGAAGGACTGGATGGGCGGGTGGAGACGCTGGAGACCACCGTCACCGAGCACGAAACCCGGCTGGACGCGCTGGAAGCGTGGAAGGCAGCGGTGCTCGCCGCGTTACCGGCAGTGGTCAGCGTGACGGCGGTGCCGGCGTTAGCCAATGACCCCGCGACCGCCATCCTGCTCGAAAACGATTTAACGGCCAACTGGCGTGGCCCGCTGAATACGAATGATTCCGGCCTGGCGACGGCGGTGAACGCGGTCAGAAATGCTCTGGCGGCTTGACCATGCAGCTCTGGACGCTGGTGCAACCGCTGGTCACGTGGCGCCACCCCGACCGGGTGTGGCGGCTGTTTGCGGTGGCCTGTCTGGTGCAGGCCGCGTTGGCGAAACGGTACCCCGGGTATCAGCCGGCCTCGGTGTATACGGTGCCCCTGGCCCTGGTGAACGACGTCAAGGAGATGCTCGATGTCCTCGTCCGACGTGACCGTGACTGGCGAGTATCCGCTGACGCCAGCGCAGCGCCGCGAGCAACTCGTGGCCTTTGAGGCGGCGCTGGCGCAGCATCCTGATGTGGTGCACGGCGATAGTCCCCAGTTTCCGTTGACGCATTACTTTGCGCCCGGGGTGTATCTGCGGGCCATCCACATCCCGGCGGGCTCGCTCGTGGTGGGCAAGATCCACAAGGAGGAGCATCTCATTGTGCTCCTGCAAGGCGCCTTGCGGCTCTATACCGAGGCCGGGGGCTTGCAGGAGGTGCATGCCCCCCGGGTGCTGCGGTCCCCACCAGGCGCGAAACGGGCGGCGTTAGCGCTGGCCGATACCGTGTGGATGACCTGCCATGCGAATCCGACCGATACGCAGGACCTGGACCAGTTAGAAACGCAGATTATTGCGCCCTCATTTTCGGAATACGACAGCTACCGGGCGGCGTTGGAGGCCGGAGAGGAAGGAGACACGCGATGTCATTCATTGCCGCTGGAGTAGCTGGTGCGGTGGCGATAGGCGGGGCAGCCCTGAGTGCCTCGATGCAGGCGAAAGCTTCCAAGGAGGCGGCGCAGACGCAAGCCGAATCCGCCGATCAAGCGACCGCCCTGCAACGCGAGATGTGGGAGCAGCAGCGGGAGGACCTGGCTCCGTGGCGGGAAGCCGGGCAGTGGGCCTTGCCGCGCCTGCAACAGCAGATTCGCCAGGGCCCGGGCGCGCCGTTCCAGGCGCCCCGGGGGCTGCATCTCGGGGACTACACGTTCGCCTCGAGTCCGCACCGCTTCACACCACCGACGGCTGAGAGTCTGGCGAACGATCCGGGCTACCAGTTTCGGATCCGCAGTGGCCAGCAGGCGCTGGAAGGCAGTGCGGCCGCACGGGGGGGGCTGCTCAGTGGCGGGGCGGCGCGCCGCCTCACCGAGTTTGGGCAGGAGCTGGGCTCGCAGGAGTATCAGCAGGCGTATAGCCGGGCGCTGGGACGCAACCAGCTGCGTTACGGGCGGGCGTTGGCAGCCAATGAACTGCGCTATACCCGGGCACTGGCGGCCAATCAAGACCAGTACAACCGCGCGCTGCAACAGTGGCAACTCGGGCAGGGCCTGCAGCAGCAGCAGTATAACCGCTTGTCCGGGCTGGCCGGCGTGGGGCAACAGACCGGGCAGTTTCTGGGGCAGCTCGGCAGTCAGTACGCGCAGAACGCCGGGGACATCGCGCTGTCGCGTGGGGCCGCGCTGGCGGGCGGGCAGATTGGCGCGGCGAATGCCTGGGGGGACGCGATCGGGACGGGAGTGAACACGATAGGCGGGCTGGCCGGCATGTATCAGCAACGGTTCGCGCCGCCTCCGGCCGAGACCGGCTATTACGTTGCCCCGTGGACAGCCCGCTAAGGAGGCACCATCATGCCGCTTGATCCGCGCATCTCGCTCATGGCCGGACAGGGGGTGACGCCGATCGATCCCCTGGCGTTCGCGAAGGGCCAGCAGGCGGCCTTACAGATCCAGGCGTCGCAGCGCCAGGGCCAGGTGGAGCAGATGAAGCTCGCCGAGGCGCAGCGGGACGAACGCGAACGGGGCACCCTGGCGGCGGCCTTTCGGGGGGCGCTGCGGACGGACCCGGCCACCGGGGAAACCCGGGTGGATATGCCGCGGGCGTTTTCCGAGGCGTATCGCACGACGAGCGACCCGCTCACCGTGTTCAAGGCGCAGCAAGCCTACGAGAAGCAGCAGGCCGGCAGTGCCAAAGACACGCTGGAAGCCCGCAAAGTGCAGCTCGAAACGGCGCAGAAGCGCAACGACTATGTGTCGCAGCTCGCCAATGGGCTGCTGGCGGTCGAGGAGCAAGGCGGCGACGTCCAGGCGGCGTATCAGCAGACGATGCGGCAAGCGGCCCAGGATCTCGGGGTGGCGCAGATTCCGGGCATGCCGCCGACGTATGACCGCAGTGTCGTCCTCCAGCTGGCGGCGCAGGGGCAAACGTATAACGAGGGCATCAAGAACCAGCTCGAGCGCACCACCCAGCAACTGCGGGAGTATGAAATCGCCAACACGACGCAGCGCACCGCGTTGGAAAGACGGCGCCTGGATCTCCAGGAGCGCAAAGATCTCCGGGAGGCGGCCAAGCCTGACGTGTCTCCCGGGCAAAAGCTGCAAGATGCCCTTCTGGCCCGGCATGGTGCCAGACCGGCAGGGCAGGGCTATACGCAGGAAGAGATGAGCCAGGCGGCGGCGGACGTGGTGGCCAATGAACGAGCGATCTCGGAAGGCCAGGGGCTCGCCGGAGCGGTGGCGAAACCGCTCGAAGGCCCGGCCTTGCAACGGGTCAATATGCTGATGCAGGGGGAGGATGTGGTGAAAGCCCTCCACAGCGAGTTTACCCCGGAGGAACGGGCCCGCTACGTGGGTCTGGGCGGCTTGCGGATGACCATGCAGCAAGCGCAACAGCTCTTGAGTGATGCCCAGGGGGGGAAGGGTGATCCCAAATTCGCGCGCTTTGTCGCCCTGGTGGCACTGGGCAAGCAAGAAGCGTTCAGCACAGCCGGACAAGCCATGAGCGCGCAAGAACGGGATGTGGTGTATGGGTATATCCCCACGGGACGCGAGTGGAGTGCAGAGGAGTTTGAGCAGAAGTTAAAACTGTCGGGTGACCGCTTACCTACCCTTATTGATCGGGAACTCACCCTCTCAACCACGCCAAGAAGTGAACTGGCGGCACGGCGCAAGCGTGGAGAACTGCCGAGCCTGGCGCCGGGGAGTCCGGCC